CACCAACTTTATGATCTGCTGCACTTACCGGATCAGTCCAGTAACCGGAAGTTCCCGGAGCCGTGTCAATAATTGCACCTTTAAATGTGTTACCTGATGTTCTCCTGTTTGCCATTTTATTAAGTTTAATATTCTGAACTAACTACTATCTCATAACCACAGCGACAATTAATAATATTCCCCGGACTGCCGTTTGGATCACCCGGAAACTCTAAAGACTCACCGTCAACTGTAAAGTTCTCATTGAACGCTACCCGTACCCCATCCATCTCCATATGTTCCGGACGGGAACGCTCATCAAATGTTGATATCCAGACTTTCTCCTTATTACCTGGTAAATCTTCAGCACCTACTTTTACACCCTCATTCGATGCTGCAACTACCTCGGTACGGGCTATTCTCAGAGCCTTCCAAAGATCCATCTCTCCTTCTGCCTTCTGGATAGCCCTTGCAATCTTATCCATCCCCCAGCCTTCTTTTATTCCCTGCTCAACTGCCGTGCGTGTTATCCGTTCAATATCTTCGTAATGTGTTTTTATTGTCTTCGTTATTTTTGCCCCTGTATTTGCCCGGACATATTCAATAATGATCCGTCCCCAGTCATCTTCCTGTTTTGTTTCCATCTTCCCCCGGAATCCTTTTACCATGCTCTTTGCAAAGGACATCCCCGTCTTTAAATAAAACCGTTCATAAGCTATCCTGACTTTATCTTCGTCAATCTTTAAGCTCTGAGCAGCCTGCATGAACTCTTCCGGCGTTGTCAGGTTCTGAAATGAGTGAATCAAATCCTTTCTTATCTCTCCATACATCCCCCGGAAAAGTCTTTCACCCATGCGTATAAGTGGCAAACGTTTGTTATTTATCTCAGCCCAGGTCATTTCCTTAACTTCTCAATATTCTCATCAATTCTCTCAAATCCTGAATCCATTCCATAACCGAGTGGAACCTTACCCATGTCAGTCGTCAGTATATCCGCATTGGCATCTTTGTAAGCATCGTAATTAGTTGCTGCACGCTTTTCATTAATAGTTATCCAATCCATCTTACTTAGAGTATTTCCCAACTTCTCAATATCTTCCTGAAGCTCTGATATTGCCATAATGTCGTAATCGACAAACCACTCCTCACCAAATGCCTTTTGAATCATCTGATTAAAATTCTCCCTGAAAGAATCCATGTCAGGCATAACAGAAAGTGTCATCAATGATTTACGGGCTTCCTTCAGGTTGTCAAGTGTCGAAGCATCCGAAGAAAGTAATGCAGGATGGATACGGAATATATTACAGAAGATTTCTTTGTTGTACTTCCGGGAATCCAGTACCCCTAAATTAACAGGAGTCTCACCAATCTTCAGGTATGTCATTGGAGCGCGGTTAAAAGCTATATTACCATCTCCGGCCTTTGCCCGTTCAGTAGCTTTCTTTAGTTTCTTAATCAGTAAATCAGCCTGTTCTTTTGTCCATTCAATCTCAGTATTCTCTGTCCCGGTCAATATTCCCTTTACCCCTTCATTGGCAAACGACGAAGCCTCGTTATTAATTCCCTCGTTATCTGCATTGATCATTCGCGTTGCCGAAACCAAAGGAGACATGCCATAGAGCTGTTTACCGTCTGCATCCCACAAAGGATTGAAGTATTTCCAATGCATGACCTTTTCAGGCTCCAACGGCTTATCAAAGACAGAATCGATCCTGTATCCCTGAATAGGGTCTAAAAACGTCCCCCCGACAATCTTAGTCCTATCAGCCGGAAGCAGGTGAAGCTGAAGTATCTCATTCGTTGAAGTATTATCAACATGGAACATATATGCATCACCCGTAACATCCCGGTAAACGAACATACCTTCCATGAGATCAGCAAAAGACATATAAGGATTAGGATGTTTCAATAATTCACTGATTGGCCCCTTTTCAACTTCTTCCAATGACTGCTCTTTCAGGATCAGCGTCTTTGCAAGATTTATATCCTTACGCGTTATATTCCGGTACTCGCGGAACTTCTGATTATTCTTAATCTTATAAACTAACCACGGAACTCCTTTTGCTGCATTAGCCCTTAGTGATATGATTGCATAAATAGTTGCATTGTAAAGATAAGCCTTAGTAATGTAATCAGTTTTATTGACAATCGTATTAATGTTCTGATCCCGGTTTACATACTTAAAAAGCATACTTGATACAATCTTCCAATCTTCATTGGTCAAAAGTACCGTAGCATCTTTACGAAATAGCTTTTGAAATATATTCATACCACAAAATTTTCAACTTTATGTTTGGTTAAAAACCAGAATGCATATCTGGCAGCATCAATCGAATGATTATAATCATCAATATAAACTTTACTGCCCTTGTCGAGATATATATAATTTCGGAACTCATGTATCAGATTACGGCTCCTTTCAGTTACTATTATATCATAATCCAGCATTGCAGTTATCCCTGCTGTAATACTACCTGGCCCCTTCTCAGACGGTCTTATATTTATTTTATGTTCCTTTTTAAGTTCATCAATTAATCTATCTTCTGCACTATCACCAATAATCAAATTTTCTCCAGCATGGAATCGATTTAATTCAGCTATCTTCCCGGTTGATAAACCTGGTAGAGCAAAGAACTCATCAATGTAAAGTTTCTTTTTATCCCTATTAACTGCAATCCGAAGTAATGTTGTAGGATCAACTGAAAAACCATAATCCTGCCCGAAGCACTGAAGATTGAGGGTTTCATCATAATCACCTATACTCCAATTCTCAAACACAACCCCTTCAGCAGCATTCATCCATTCGCCAAGAAATCTATTCTGATAAGATCTCTGATTCCTGGCTTCCGTAGTACGTGCCTTTTCAATAAAACTTTCTGAAAGATTAGATATATTCTGAAGATATGTTGTGTGAATATAACAAGTATCGGACTGCTTTACTTCAAACCAACGAAGATATATCCAATGTGAAGTATGTGTAGGATTTAATACAATAATCACTCTATTCTGAACACCTTTCTCCCTTACTGATTCATCTATCTTATCAAATGTACTCTCATCAATCAACTCCTCTGCCTCATCTAATACCCATGTTGTTACTCCCTGAATAGATTTTAAAGCTGCTGTCTGATTGCCGGCTGAAGTCTTAATGCCACGAAATAATATTTTACTGCCGGTATATTTATGTATTATTTCAGTCTTTGTTATTTCAAATTCATTTGATAATCCCAGCATCTCAATTTTCTCAATGAACTCAGGAATAATAGATATTTGAGCTGATTGAAGTGTAAACCTTGTGTATAGTATAATTTGCTTCTCTCTTGTTGTAAGATCACATAAAAATAAAGCCAAAGCAAATGACTTGCCTGATCCGCGCCCCCCTGTAAGCATGAAGTATCTTTTTATCCTTTCTTTCCAGAGAGGTTGATATGCTTTATGTAACCGTACTTCAGTTAAAGTTTCAGTCATTAGTAAATTTTATTACAGGCACTATCGGATTACCTCCTGATGTTATATCTGATTTATCTGCCCATCCAAAACGGTTCTTCATATTCATATACCATCCGGTATAATTAAATTTATTATCTCTTAACGAAGTACGTCCCTCATGTTCCCACCATGCATTGGAAATCAGCTTCCCTTTTTTAATGGTTTCCGAAAATTTAGTCTCATCTTTCATCCATCGATCCCAAAGATCATTGGAAAATGAACCGCGCCATTTGTAAATTAGAGCTTTTATTTCTACATCGGAAGCACCTTCGGAATAAAGAGCAATTATTTCTGTATCCCAGTTATCGGGCAAATCTATATTTGATTTAGGTCTTCCTGCTGCCATTAGTTACTTATTGCCTTCATGTCAATTAAAAAAGCAACGATCCGTAAACCATTGCTGAATGCGATATGCCTTATTACAGGCTGTCTGTTGAGAATCTTCCTATGATCTGTCGGGAGTGATAGTACCTCGAATTTCATAAACCAGGCTTCGTCAACTGGTGTATCTGTGTACTGTCCGTATCGATTTGCTGCACTCATTTAATTAA